AAATATTATTGTTAAATAATAAATATTATTGTTAAAATACTTAAACTTATCGAAAAATATAGATTATAATGTCCAATACAACCAATACCTGTGATAATCCCCCTAAAGGCACTGAATTACGAAAAACACCCGATGGAAAAGATAATCCTAAATATATTGATATATTAGAGGAGGATCGGCCTATTTCCGCGCAAAAATTTGTTTGTATGTCTTTTGTCTCTCCTGAAAAAATTATTAAGCAGAAGGAACTTTACACATTTAATAAATTTGTTAATCAGTGGGATATGAACAAATCACTAGAGAAATATAACCAGTTCTTAAATTTTGTTTCTTTTAAATATACCCTTCCTTTTGATGATTTGACTAAAGACTTAGAGGAGTTTTGTACAACAGAAAAAGATAATTTATTTGTCACTAATCTTGATGATGATTACAAAACATATCTTGATAAAAACGAAGAGAAACATAATAAAGAGTTTCAGAAAGAACACGAGTTTCAGACAAACGTTAGAGGTATTAAGGTAAGAGGTTCTTATCCCACACAAGAAGAAGCAGAGCTTAGATGTAAGATGTTGAGAGAAATTGACCCAAATCATGATGTTTTTGTTGGTCCTATAGGTACATGGATGCCTTTTGACCCAGAAGCATATAAAACTGGAAAGGTTGAATATTTAGAGGATGAACTAAATCAGCTCATGCAGGAGAAAGTAAAGAATGAGGCAAAGGCTAAAGATCAATTCGAGAAGCGTATTAGTGATGCAAAAAAGCAGGCGATCGAGGATAATATCAAAAAGGCAAAAGAAAGCGGAAACAAATTAACCCAAACTCTTAACAAGGATGGGAATCTTGTAAGTGTTAAAGATGCAAATACACTAGATAATAAGCTTAGTGAAAATGTCGCCGTTGCGGATATTCGTAAAGAGCTCTTTGAGGGAGACAATATTGTTACTCAAACCGAAAATACAGATAAGGGAATTGGGCAATTAAGTGAGAAAGCTCGTACAAATTTAGAAAATGCTTTAGGTCTAACAGCAGCACCGCGTATTGAGAATACACATTCAACTATAGAGGGAAATGACCCATCCTCAGTACCCGAAAATGATGATGCTATTACTATGGAGATTGTTGATAAGAAAGATTAAATTACTATTATAAAAATATATATTTCTTCTAGCTTAAGAATTATATATTTAATATATCTAGTTGACAAATAATATGGGTAAGAACAAAAAAAATGTATGTGCGCATCACGAGTGTAAAAAGAAAATTAATGTAGTAGAAATGTTGTCGTGTGTATGTAAATGTAAACAGGTATTTTGTTTAACACATCGGCTCCCTGAAAGACACAACTGCACTTATGACTATAATAAAGAGGTTGATGTTAAAAAGGAAATTGATAAAATGAAATGTGTTGCAGTATATGATAAGATATAAATTACCATTTACTTTTCTTCACATTAATCTTTGGATTATTCTTTTTTCGAATGGCTTGAGGATTATATGCTTCATCATCATCATCTGATGCTAAATCCTTAGAAATGTCCCAAAATTCTTTAGATCCTAGCTTGAAATCACCTCTTGGTTCTGCTTTATACCAAAAAATTTGCTCCTGTAGTTTATTTGTTTTAGCATTATTATTAATGACAAGACATTCATAGTTTTCTGTACATTGATCCATAATTTGACAGAAACTCTCAAATGTTGGAAACATACCAGCATAGTTTTCATATATCCGTTTTCTATTTGTGATATACGGCTCTCTTAATATAAAAACAAAATCAATATTTGTTCTTAAATTTGGGGGAATACCTAGAGGATACTGCATTGTAATAATAAGCATTATTTTCCAATGTCGTCCATTCATAAAGAGTAAACGCATCATTTTATCTTTAGCCCAGGCAGAATCATAAAGACAATCATCGAGAATAACAAATGTTCTTGGATCAATAGTGGTTTTTTTATAGTATTCTATTTCCTTTTTCACCTGTTTCAATACCGCTTTTTGTCTTTTCAGTATATTTTCAATAATTGCTGTATTATATTCATCGTGAATAAATAGTTTAGGAACATGTTTTCCATAAAAACCGTTTCCTGCTTCTGTTCCTGAAATAACCGTTCCGATAGGAATGTCCTGGTGATAATAAATTAAATCTCTCACCAGGAAACTTTTCCCCGTGTCGCGCCTACCAATTAATACAACAACCGGTCCACTATTTTCTTCTTGTTTGAAACGAATGTGAGACATATCAAATTTTTTTAATTCTAATGTCATTTATATCATTTTTAGAAAATATAGGTTAAAATTTCACGAATTAAATATATAATTGAAATAATGGACATCCATTATTTGAAAAACGATAATACAAAACTTTTTTTAGATTTTAACAATCCCAAATTACTTAATGTTAAACTTCCTCTAAGCTATGTACCTTTATACACAAAGTTCTTTTCCCTAAATGATACAAATTATAACAACATCAATTTAAATCATAGATTTAATATCACAGATATAACAGAAAAGTTTAGCGAAAACAGATATAGTTGCTCGATAAACGACAGCACAAATAATAGTAAAGAGAAAAACAAACCAGTTTTTTTTAAATTATCTCCTTTATTTGACCCAATTAAATTTATGATTGGGAAATATGATAATAATAGTGATTTTTTAACATTGCCTGATTATAAAAAAAAACACAAACATAAAAAACTAGATGATCAAAATAATTCATCATATGTTGACAGTTTTTTTTCTTATTTGACAAGCAAATTATTGCATGAATATAAATTCATTCATGGAACCGACTTCTATGGTTCCTTTTTAGGAATTAAAAATGATTACAAGGTAAATATTGCAGATGATATTGAATATTTACAAGATTCCTCCTATTTTAATGATAATAATGACATTTCAGTCAATAATATTACATTTTCGTTAGACACTACTTATTTATTACAAGATTCAGAAAAACAATCACGAACAAAGAAAGAAAAATTAAATCTAACTGATGATTCTATCACAATATTAAACTTATCTGATATTTCTGACCTCAACGAATTTGATACAGTATTTAATAACAATGATACGAAACCATCCTCTTCAGAAAATTTAGACTTAATGTTTGAATGTAAGAATATCACAAAATCGAAATCATCTTCTTCTAGTGAAACTTGTTCTTCAAGAAGTTCAAATACCGAATCAGATTGTAAAAGCAACTCCCAACATAGTTCAACCACTTCCAACAACGGAAGTATAACATCATCGCACAGTTCATCTAGTTATACTTCTTGTGAATCAGACAGTTCATCAAGTTCTACCGATTTAGAAGAGCAAATAATTGTAAATATTTCTGAGTTTCCTATACAACTCATAGCACTTGAACAATGTGAAGAAACACTTGATCGCTATTTATCTCAAAATAAATTTAGCGACAGTGAATGGGATTCTATGGTTATTCAAGTACTAATGATGTTAATTACTTATCAAAATGTATTTGATTTAACGCATAACGACCTACATACAAATAATATTATGTATAATACAACCGATAAGGTATTTATTACGTATCGGTTAAATGGCAAGTATTACAAAGTACCTACATTTGGAAGAATATACAAAATAATCGATTATGGAAGAGCAATTTATAAATTCAGAGGGAAACAGTTATGTAGTGATAGTTTTCATCCCAAAGGTGATGCAGCAACCCAATATAATTTTGAACCGTACTATGACCCCAAAAAACCTATATTAAATCCAAATAAAAGTTTTGATTTATGTCGATTAGGGTGCTCTTTATTTGATTTTATAGTCGAAGAATTAGAAGAAGATAATAAAATATCAACTCTTAAGGATATTAAAAATCTCCCTATTTCAATTAAAAAAATTATACTTGATTGGTGTCATGATGATAAAGACCGGAATATAATATATAAAAATAACGGCGATGAGAGGTATCCAGAATTCAAGTTATACAAAATGATTTCTAGAACAGTTAACAAACACACCCCACACAATGTAATTAAAAATGCATATTTTGACAAATATATAGTATCTAAAAAGAAAGTAAATATGAAGAAAATGCTTGATATTGACAGCTATCCTAATTTGCAATAATTTATTCTTTGTTATACTTTTAAAAAATTGATTGTATCATAAACTATTTTATATATGACACAATACAATATTACGATGAGTTCACAGTCTTCCTCAATTACATCCCCTCTCCATATGACAGAGAGCGTCGCGTTTAATCTCTATGTTAGAGAGTCTATGCTCCCCTCCAATAAGGAAAACTGTTGGATTGTCGCGTACGATGATATGAAAATTCCAGTGGTTATTGTTATGAAAGATAGTGAGTTTATGAACAAACTGCGTCGAGAGGCACGAAGATCAGGACATTCGCAGTTTCGGTGCAATCAGTGTGCTAATAACTGCGACAAGCTAGTTTCTGTTATTGGAAAATCTAAGCATATTCTATGTGCTCACACTGAGAATAATACGCATTATACGCAAGAGCTTAGTAGTATTGCTAATCGCGTTTATCAACACGCTGCCGTAAATCAAAACAGTTATTCACTACAGATTGCAACAGATAAGCTTCTTCTCAAGGACAAGCACGCCTTCGTAAATCAAAATAACCCCCCAGAAGATGCATCGCGAATTTACTTGCATTATGCAGGCAATTGTGATACAATTGATATTGAGCTACAATACCCGAGTCCTAGCCAAAGCAAAGAACATACCTCTAGGGAAACTCGCCTTAATATCCTAAATAAGGCTCTAGACCAGTATTGGATTCATATGCTTAGTCTTCTTAGTAATCTCAGTGAGAACTGGCATCTTGCTGGTAAGCGACACGCAACACTTCAGCGCATTCGTACAATTCAGGAACTGTCTAGAGAGGTTACATATGCCGAGGCACATTTTGACAAGACGCTGCAATGGATTCTAGATGTACTTGGCGGGTTTACGCGTCCACTTTCAACAAAATATTATACTATGGAAATTATTGTCGGACACGTTGCAAATGCTATTGCAAGTGGTCGAATTAAATACAGTGATGAGAACGGAAATTCTGTTGTACACATTCAGTATTCACAGATGAAAAATACAATTATGATGTGGATGGAGAAGGCGGTAAGCAGGGAGGCTCTTAAGAAAATGATGACCAAACTATGCGGGCCTACTAAGGGGCAGCGAACAAAGGAAGTCAGCGTTCAGCAGATCGAGAGCGCCGAGAGTAGGATTGGTACTAATTTTTGGACTCGTGTAGCAACAACAAAAACTCTTCGGGATTTTTATGGCGATGACGTGGAGTCAAAGTTCTTTTGGGTTTCTCCTCATATTCACCAAAGTAAGATATCTTGTGGGTCTTCTGGATTTGCTGCAATTAAAGCAAAGGCAAAAAATGCACAGAGCTCATCCGATCGCGTATGCCACTGGGATACACCTTCCGGAAATGCCGAGAGTATTCCAGAGCTGATTCAGCTCCTTATTTCAGGTGATCCAATTTATATTCAGTGTAATGATAAGGAGCACGCAATTCTTGCCCATACATCAATTGACACACAGTATATGGCTTGTGTGCCGGTAAAGGGCAAGGGAGCTCTTATGTGGACATTTATGGGAGGCACAGGCTTTGGTATTCATAAGTCAGGACATACAAAATGGAGGAGGCTCATTGCCATTCATCATATCAAGGTAGGTGCATTCTCAAATTATATTCTGGTATGTGATACAAGTCGTCAACTTGCGCCATATGTTAAGAATAATCCCGTTATGGGTGACTGGACACTCTCTGCGAATGCCAAGCGGCATATGGGTCCGGTATTTAGCAAACTCAAAACTACTACACATCTTAGTGCAAATACTCCTATGGGATATGCTGCAGGCAATGAGTATCCTATCATCGGTGTAGGAGTATGCAAGGGAACAAATGGACTTCTTGCGTATGGTCATACTATATCATATAAGGTCGTTCGTCATTCACGAGTAAGCGAAGAGAAGACGATCAAGTATTATGAGTCAATGAAGTCGTTGGATTCCGGCATTCCGCATCTGCCAGGCGGCTGTGCGCTGGTTGCGGAGAGATCCGATGGGCATTTTAACAAAGCCGCGAAATTCTGCAGTAATTGCGCGGCGCCGCGCGCAACTAAACCCAAACCGCAGAGTTTCTGTAGTAATTGCGGATCTTCCTTTTAATATTTTGAAGATTTCAACTATCCTTTATAATTATATAAATTAAATTTTTTTATCTACGCACTTTCAATATTTTCTTGTTGCATCTTCTTTAAATATATGGTGAATTAAAGAAAAACATTATATATTGTTATGTCATAATGAAAGATATTGGTAAATTAATAGAAACATTTTTTATATCGGGAGCAACTGTATCTAGCATAACATATGTTGGAAATCATCTAAACCCTCTTGCGGCTGGGATTATTTCAGGCGTGCCTATTAGTATTCCATCTATGGCATTAATTAAAGGTAGAAGTAATCAAAATAAATTTATATGGTCTGCGTTTATTATGGTTGGGTTTCTTACAATAATAACTGGATTATGTGCATATTTAATGCATAATACAACTTGGACGGATATTCATTGTATAACAATAAGTTTTATATCTTGGTGTGCTGGCGCTTTTATATATTATCTATATATAAATGGAAAAAAACATAAATAAATTGAGTAAAAAAATATTAAAAAAGAAGTTTAAGAAAAAATATAAGTACACAAAAAAACAAAGAAAGAAACACCCAGGACACTCTATATATATATTATATACTGGAGGCACAATCGGTATGGAACACGATAAAACAAAAGGGTTGGTGCCAATAAAGGGTATATTTGAAAAGTTGGTTAATAATCTAAAATTAAAACACTCGCTTAAAATAAAATATACTATAGAGCATACCAATCCAATTATTGATAGTTCTAATTTACAAAGTAGTAATTGGAAAAATATTATTTCAAAATTACAAGATAATTATCATAAATATGATACATTTGTTGTAATACACGGAACAGACACATTAGCATATACAGCATCACTATTGTCGTTTTTCTGTAGAGATTGGAAGAAAGGTATTGTTATAACTGGTTCTCAAATACCAATGTATGAGTTCAGAAATGATGCAGATAAAAATGTAGAGGAAGCAATTATTTTTTCATTATATAGAATACCACAAGTTGTAATAGTGTTTGGTGGTCAGATATTAAGAGGTAATTGTACAACTAAATATAGTTCCATTAGCTTTGAAGCATACAAATCACCAAATACACAACCTCTCGGTAAGTTTGGCGTACATTTATATTTAAATGTTGCAGAAATAAATAAAGGTATTATACCGAGAAATTTGTATTTTAAAAAACATTTACCATTAAAGTTTGATTTAACGAAATGGAACCCAATTATTAATATTTATACATTAACGTTAACACCCGGTATGAAATTCTCTCAAATTGTGAACTCTATATTTTCAGCAAAACTACCGAACGCGGTTATTATTAGATCATATGGTATAGGTAACGCTCCCGTATCATCTCCCGATTTTTATAAATTTTTGGAATTAACACACGAAAAAAATATTGTTGTTGTAAATACGACACAATGCGTTAGTGGTGGAGTAAATATGCATTATTATAGAACAGGTAAAGAACTAATAAAACATCATGTAATAAGCACAAAGCAAATGACATTCGAAGCAATTTATACAAAACTATTTTATTTATTTCAAGTATTCGGTGTATATAAGCCAGATATTGTTAAAAAATTATTTCAAATGAATATTGCAGGGGAATTGGTTAAAGAGCCTCACTATAATAAAAATATCAGGCGTTCTTTTCGGAATTATCAAGAATTATAAACAAATTAATACATATATCTTAATTTGTTTATCTATTTTAACATTAAAACTCAGGTTTTCCTAAAAAAGCAGTTGGCGCGGAAGATTTTAAAATACCATTATCCATTTTTCCTATAGCAAACTCTCCTAACACAGCACTTATTAATACGATAACCGAATCGGTTACACGTTCTTTAACAGGCTTCTCTTGTTTTATAATATACTTATCTCTAAGAAAAATAAGTAGAAAATATATAAAAGCTACTATTCCGCCATTAATTAGATAATTTGCCATTAACATAATACATCAAAAAGTACAGTGAACTATAACGCAATTAACTTAGAACTTCTATATCATTTAAAATTGGTGCTGTTTCAATTGAAACAGGTCTATTTAAATCATTTATATCCATAATATCTAGCTTTATATTATCTCCTATTTTAAGCTTGTCCTCTTCTTCCTCTTCTTCTTCTTCCTGTCTTCTTCTTTCAGCAGAGAGATTTGCTATTTCTTCTAGTCTTTCATCCGTCTTCGGTGCAAGAATAGTACTTTTATTACCATTTACGTCAATTGCATTGTCTTCATCTTTAAAATTAACAGTATCATTCGCCTTGGAACGAGGCGATGGCTGTGGTGCTGTGGGAGGAGTAGATATATGTTCAACAGGTAATGCTTCTAATGTTTGCGGTAAAACAGAAATAGTGTTGGGTATATATGTAGCAGGAACACTAGGTTTAGAATGAGTATATGTTTCAATCGGCTTTACTGAAATGCTGGGAGCAATGGTTGGTGGTGTAACAATATTTTCAGTTGGAAGGTCAGAAGTAATCAATTGTTTTTTAACTACTGTGCCTGTCGGTTCAACGTTATCTGTTGCGACTTTCGCAATAACAGGCTCTATCGGAATTTCTTTTTCAGGTTCTTTCTGATTCTCAATAATAACAACTTCTTCATTAACATCAAGCTCTTCTGTTTCATCGATATATGCCTTTAATATATTTTCAATAGGCATTGTATCTCGAACCGTATTTAAAATACACTCTCTTATAATAACTTCTAATTCTCTATTATGCTTTTGAATCTCGAGAGGCATCAGATTTTTTTCAAAAAGATAAACTCCTGTATATAGTTTTCTTGCTACATTGCAATAAATTTTATGAATAAAAACATCTACCGATGGAATGTCTATATCGACTTTCTTTTGATACTGTCCTACACGTACACAGGTGAGAGCCTTGAGTTGAATAACATGAACACACGTAATTAATTCTTCTAAATACCCACAGCTTGAGGATACTTCAATGCGTTTCCTTTCATTCTGTATTATTTCAGAATTCCATTTTGGTATGCGACTTAAAAATGTCTGAAACGTCATTAAATATTTATCTTCCTCTTCATTTTCCACACATAACTTCCACGCTTCATCAAAAATAGATTTTAAACCCTCTATGATACAAGGTGTAAGAGTGTTGACCAATCTAGCACACCATTCATTTCTAGAATCACTTAAACTTACGAGTGAATAATCGTCCATTTACATAATTAGTATATTTTCTAAATTGTTTTCCAAACGAAAATAAAAATAATTTAACAAAAAAAACATTAGAAGTTTTTCATTTCTAAATTCTTTTTTAATTTTATGAAATGATAATAGCAAGCTCCATTTTAAAGTTTCTTCAATATTTGATTTTTCAATAAAGTTCATTATATCTAATGAACTGTATGATTTTTCATATAATTTATCTATTTTTTTATTTAAGGATTCAAGAGTTTTACTATGTTTGTTTAATTCGTTATTTAACCATTTTTCACGTTTAATATCATTATCTTCTGTATTTATTAATTCATCTATTTTATATTTATTTAAGTTTACAGTTTTATCATTTATTATTGGTGAAGGTATAAATATTTCACAAAATCTAGATAAGATTGGTTTGAGTAATTTATATTTATCTTCTATAATAATAAAAAATCTAGTTGTATGATTGTATACCTCTATACACCTCCTTAGGGCTGATTGTGCATCTATTGTTAGTTTATCTGCATTTGCCATAATAATAGTTTTAAATATATTAGTTTTAGTAATATTAATATGTGATTTTGCAAAAAATTTAAGCTCCTCGCGAACAAATTTAATACCCTTTCCTTGCGCGCAGTCTACGTGCATTACATATTCCTTTAGATGCTCCTTGTTATTTTTGTATATAAGATTTATAAAAGAGTTGACTATTGTTCTTTTTCCTGAACCGGTTGGTCCGTGAAATATTATATTAGGAATCTTATTAATTGTAACAAACTTTTCTAGTTTTTTGTTTATAGTAGAATGTAATTCCATAATATTAATATTTTATTATAGATATTTGTGTTTAATTTGTTATTAATAAATAAAAAAATAAATATATGAAAAAATCTTACACCGAAAATAAAATTATTGATATTCACGATGGGGGTATAAAGGCAATTGCTGGTAGAAATTATAGGACAGGAGATATAGTCGATCGAAATATTTTTATTATTGATAATGGGAATGCAGTCCATAGTGAGTTATTTAAAAGGACTGATATTATCCCAATTGGAATAATTAACTATTATTCAGCATCAATCACAAATACAAATATTGAATTAGATTCAATCGATCCAGAGACGCGTTATGTAAGTGTTCGCGCTACAACAAACATTAATACGGGAGATATTTTAACATATAAATCTATTATTAAAAATACTCCATTAAATACTCTTGACTGTTATAATTATATTGATAAAAGCAGTATACCTAATAGCGGTTCCGGGGTTTTTGCAGGAAAAGATTATAATGTAGGAGAGACTGTATCTATTAATCCATTTATTATTAGTAGAAATTCGCACGAACAAATAAAAGATTATGTATTTAAGGGAAAAGGCGAACACACACATAACATATTTGTACAATTCGAGATATCATTAATAAATCATAGCTATAACCCAAATGTATATCCTTATAATTTTGATTATAAAAACAGATGTTCTATAGCAAAGGCTATGAAAAACATTAAAAAAGGTGAAGAATTATTTGTAAGTTATGGGGGGGGGTATTGGAAGACACGACAATCACCCGAATCTATAAATAATTCTGAATTAATAAATAAGCAAAAAGAAGAACCAAAAAATATTAAAAAAAATATAAAAGAGATATTGTCTAAAATTAATTCTAATTCTAATTCACTTCCACATTCTGATTTATTCAATCCTCCACCTCAAAATATTGTTCCCCATCGCCCGCCGCATATGCCAAATAAACTATTTTCAAGAGGTTCTAATGGTATGCTTTGGTAAAATTATATCCAGCTTTGTAGGCTTTGAGCATAAGGATTATTCTTAAATGCAGAGAGAATATCTGGTTCAATTCTTTTACAGGCTTGACCCTGATCGTAATATTGTGGTACATTTATTTTACCATATGTATCGGTTGATGGGATTGCCGACGAGGTTGTTTGTGGAGCCCACATTCTATTATTATTCCTATCATTATCTACTTTGCTGATTTGAATGTTATCCTCTTGATTAAATATTTGCATACCTCCCTGGTTTGGGTGATTTGCATAAGTTTTATTAGGATTATTCCGTTGGTTGTAAGCCGCATTATATAAACGGTTTGCTGCATTGGTAGGTGCAGCATTGCCTATATTCTGAACATTAGTTGTATCTCTCTGAACATCTACGGGTATTTGCTTATTTACGAGATAACCACCCGCACCCATATCTGTCTGATTGCTTATGTTAAGGTGATTATTATCTAACTTACCCTCTGTTGTCTCTCTAATTGTAGTTTTACTTCTATCAGCGGGATTATATATTGGTAAATGCGATACAGTGGTGCCTGCATTTCCACAAGGTCTCCCAGTCCCGATGGCATTTTCTTTTCTAGACGGTCTAAGAATATCAAGAATTGGTGCGGTAATTGCTTTAATTGCTCCTTGAACAATACCAAATGGTTCTTCCCTTCTAGTTGTTGAACGATTATTTGCATAGTTTATATAAGTATTAGCCCCATAATCTGAATTAGATGCGATGTTTTGACCGCGCGCATCTGCGTTACTAATTGGATTTGTAGGAAGTTGGTTGCGGTGTGTTTCTTCATACTCTCCTTTTACATACATACTATCCGTCGGACCACCACCTGAACCGAAATATGGACAACTTGTTGTTGAGCGATTAACGTGATGCAATATTTCCACACCTCTTGATGTCTGTCCCTTTTCTAAACCAGTTGTGGTAAACCATCTGTCCGGACCAACCTTGTAATATGTATCGGGTAAATATTTTTCTACATTTCCTTGTGTTTTTACATTTGAACCGCTTTTAATTCTTGAATTTGCCGGACCCTCGTGTCCGGTTAATCCAAAAGTCATTTTAGGATTCGTATCTGTGCGAAGTTCATTTACTGTTTTAGGGAGCCAACTATCTCTTGCTTCCATACCCGAATTAAACCCCGCACCACCATCACCATTATACCCTTTATTTAAACCGGGTGCAACTTTTTCTTCCTGCCAAGGTTTTACATTTGCAATTCTTTTTCCCGGATTAACGCGTGACTGATAGAAATCAGTCATATTTGGTGCTCCATTAATATAATTAAGATTATGGTCAGGTTTAAACATGGGCGCGCATTCTTGTTTATTAATAAGATGCGATCCTGCACCTTGCATATTATCTAGTATAGATTCGTGTATATCAGCTTTACCTGTAGAACCCTTAATCTTTGCACCAAAAAAGGGGACCATATTATTATGTTCAAACTTGCCTTTATTTATAGGTTCTCCCGTTAAAGACATTGTTTGTTCCCGCCCACTACCTACACTTCCTTGAGGATTATCCCTAAGCGTATTTAAATATACATTATTACCGAAAAATTTGTCGGTTGTTTGATTTGGATTTTTATATGCACGGATATTATCTTTTCCAATATCTAGTGTAATTGGATAGTTTGGCGCTGGTGTTGGTGGAATAACTCCAGGCAATGAGTTCGGCGGTCTTCCCATATTTTTAAATCCCTCTTTCTTGCAATTTTTATTTTCTTTATCTTCTTTGGACATTATATATAAACCGCCTAATGCCAAAATAGGAATTGCTATAGTTGCCATATATATAAGGATTATATATTTTCTATATTTATTTCACCATATAAAATATATAAATTAGTATGGACTACACATATTAGTTGCTGTACATAGAGAGGATGTTTTTACAGCACTTGTAGAAAATTTATCGCTGTATAAATCAACCTCAGGTCCATTATTAACACAAGGTACTTTTGGAACAAAATAGTCTTTTTCCAGTATTCTTGTACTAATATTATTCCGAAATGGAATACAAACGTTTTCCTGGGGGTCTAGAGGTAATATATCCCAATTGACTTGTTCTAAATCTCTTACAGTCCAAGCAGGATTAATTGCTCTAGGTTGTTCCGTTGTAGGAATACAACTTGGATAATTTATTTTATTGCTTCTTACTGCATTCGCTTTATAATCATTAACTTTTGCACAATCATTATTTAATGGTCTTGTCAATCCTTTCAAATCACTTTCTAGATTAATCGAATTTGTTTGAAGATTGGCTCCCCATTTTTGCATACGAATAAATGGATCTTCCATAAAACAAGGTTTGCTTCCATTACCAGGAACATTTAACATATATTTTCCTGTTCCGGTAGATTCTTGTAATTGTTTTTCTATACGACAAGGGTCATCATGAAAACGTGTAAATGACATATATATATATATATATCATTTACATTATATATTCTTCTAAATCAGATAGCATAATTAATTTGGAACAGGAAATGGGCGTTGATTATGTTCAATAACTAATGGGTTTGGCATAATTAAAGGCATTCTTTGAAAGAATTGTTTTGTTGGTATTGTTTTAAGTTGAGGTTTTACCGGAGGTTGTTGTTGAACCAAATTAGTAGAATTAATACCGAATAATGATGATTCAATTTCTATCGGATTTCTAGAAAGTGTGTCCCTCGGCATATGACTTGGTGTATAACCGACACAAGGAAAAGAAGGATTTGGTGTGTGTCCATATTGAGAATACTTATATAAATCGTATGCCTGAGCTTCCCAAAAACTTCTTTGTTGTAAACAATAATCATTTGGAGTATTAATATTTCTGGTTGACGCCATTTATATATTATTCAACAACATATTTTTATTATCAATATTAATAATTCCTGTATTTAATATATCACAAAAATACTTATGTGCTAAATCAAAGAGATCATACATAAATAATATCTTGAATGCAGAATAGTCATCATTGTCTAAAAGATTCAAAATAAAAGAATATTTATCACACGCTTTTATTTTTTTGTAAATATCAGAAAGATTATCTTTTTTACAAATACAATCGTATAAATCTTTTGTTTGTTTTTCTATTTTATCGTCGTCCCAATTATCTAATTTGAAAGCTTGAAGAAACTGCAATCGATACATATCATCTTTTGTATCGTCTTCGTGCATTTTGTATGTACAAATAAAATCAGTTGAGTACATTATAATTATAATTATACTGTTGTTATTATATAATTTATATCATTAAATATATAAATATATAATTAAGCGTATTGGTGTTTAGTATGTGTCTTAGCATAATCTTTATCTTTGGTCAGCTCGCGTGATGGCAGGCCACCTCGAATCCATCCTTCAGCAGCAGAACTTTCACAAAGATTAGCAGGATTCGTAATCGTAGCCTGGAGGGAAGGGATCATCGGAGTGTTCTGATATCCCATATAACACACTTCGCTTGAGGGATTTGCACTTTTCCGATTATTGGCTAAATCGCCTTGTAATAGTCTCGACTCAAGGACAGGATTGCTTTGCCCTCTTCCTAGATAAGGTACAGTAGCAAAAGGTCTTTCTAATAAACTAATTCTGCATTTTGGTTTTGTAATTTTGGTAATAGATAATTCAGAATTGCTATCAATATTGCATCCATTAATACCAACTTGATGACTCCCTGTGAAATTTACGTTGGGTTGGTTTGTAGCAAATTCAATAGCATTGCTCATCGGACACTGTGGTCTGTAATTATCTAAAATGTATGTGGCTGCATTCGAGTTTTGTAAATTTCGTTGACTTATATCACAGCTGTCATCTCCTACTCTAGTTGGTTCATAAAATGTATAATCATAAACAGACGCCATTATATAATGAATAAATATATTAATTTTATTTAATAATATGTTTATTGCATTCCTGCTAATCTATGTGGAGCCGAACGTGTACACGCTAGTTCGTGCCCTTCTTTGCAAGAAACCATATCACCGTAACACCAATCAGCAAAGGAAGCTTGGTCATTCGGTATTTGAGTATTTGGGGTAGAATACCATTGTCTCATAGACCTGTCAAATGTAAATTTATCTCCTAAATCTTGAAATAATTTATCTTTAATGGATGGATCGCCAAACTTTTTAACAATAAAATCCTGTGTGTCATCATTTATTTTTTTTTCAACATCTTTATCAAAGCTAGGAGCTGCTGGTTCGCGCATTGGGTTATCTTTTATTTCTGTTGGTAGTACATTCATTAATGGATTTGTTTCCGTTGGCTTAGTCACATTCATTGACAATAAATTATTTAATTGTTTATCTTTAAAACCTTCTTTACTAGAACCCTTTATTTTATGCAATATTGCTATACATAATATAGTTACTATTCCTGTTACTCCTAGTTGCAGTCTATTTTCAAAAAACATCCCTAATAGTGTTAAAAGAATAACCAATCTAGTTATTGCATTAAGCTTTTCGTTAAAAGACATTCTTTTAACAGGCCATATTTCTGCGACTTTATCTTTTTTTAATAGAATATTAGGGTCATTCATCCAAAATGGAGATGTCATTTATATAGATGATAGTTATTTTATTTCTTCTTTTTCTTCTTTTTTTTATTGCTTAACGGCCTCTGTTCTTTTGATGATTTCTTATATGTTTCTCCTGTACTAAATACCATTTTTTCCATACCATTCTCCGTTCCTACATTATGTACAGTGTTATTATTTTGCTGTTTCGCCAATAATTCATTTCTTAGCTCTTCGCCTTCGCGCTCTAACTTTCGTCTCTGAAGTTTGTCTTGCATGCGCTCTTTCTGCTTTGCATTTTTAATATTGCGATTAAGATTATTTTTCATAGAACTTAAATCCATTTTTCCATTAGGTACATTCATTCCCATCTTACTAAAGATGTCTTTAAAATTAGCCATACCTGGCATGTTTTTCATTTTTTTCATAATATCACTTGCTTCCTCCAATAATTCACTCTCTTTAATATCTCCTGATTTCATTTTCTCATCTAGCTTTCCTCCCACATTTTTTACTAATGACATTAGCTTTGTTGGCTGTTTAAATAAACTTTTAAATACACCATCTACAGACTGTCCATCGTGTACATCAATATTTAAATCCTTTGCCGTTTCTTCTGCTATTTCCTTAGCCAACTTACCTAATTTCCCATCCATCATACCGTTTATATGTTTATGAATATCGTCGGGTTTTGGTATATTTGAACTGCTATGCGTTGTATCGCCATCACATTTTTCAGTTTCAAACATATCTTTCATCCCTTTTATCGTATCCTCTAATTTATTTCTGAATTCAGTTTGGTTAATCGCCTCAAACATTTTAGATGTATCCCCAAAAGATTCTTCTCCCTGCAAAGAGGTTATAATTGTAAATAATATTAACTGTAAATATTTCCAAATTTGTTCCCTTGTGTTTTTGCTGATATTCTCTTGCCACAAAGATTTAAAATCTAGATTAGGGAGAAATGAAGTATTTATTTCTTCATTATCAAAAATTTCTTCGTTTTGATATAATATATCAAAAAATCTCTCGGGATATACAGTTTTGCAATATGCATATAACCGTTCGATTGCTTCATCATCATTCTCGTCCTTTAAAATACGAACAATATCCTCGTGAAGATTTCCATCTAGCTCTGGATAAGTTTTTAAAATATCTCTAGAAAAATCCACTATAATTTTTTTGAAATCATTTTTACCATCACTTGAATCTTCTAATGTTTTGCCGGTATGATCGCAGTTCGCCTCTGCACTAGATCCATTATCGCATTCACTATCATTATCAGACGAGTTATTGTGAGAAACATCATCAACAGTTACATCCTCGACATTTACAGTATTTGTTGCATTATTTTCTGAGGACTCTTTCATATTATATTTTATTTATATGTTCAGTATTTAAATCATACTTTAGTTATTATATAAATCGCATAATTTTAGTAAATTATTTAAATATTTTGCTACATTTTTTTTATCATTTTCGCACATGTCTCCAATAGGCTGTCTCAATAAATCAATCTTTTCTAATACGTGCTTATTTGTTTCTCCCGTAAAAAACATATCTTCTTTATAATTTTTACGAATAAAAAAAGTAATATTGTTATTCAATATATGCTCTCTATACGGGTCCGAGACAGTCTGTTTAAACGCAGTCATTAATATTTTTGGATTCATTTTTCTCATTGTCATTAATGCGTGTTTGCACGTAATAATATCTTTATTGTCTGGAAATACATTCAACACATCATCTAAAAATTCTTCAAAATGTTTGTTAAATGTTTTAAGTATGTGTGATTTATCCATTAGTAAAAATAAATAAGTTATATTTTTAAATTATAATACAAATTATTTATTTAAGGGCACGTCTGTCTTACGCTGTTGTTGAAGTTTTTCAACTGATACAGATTTAATAGTATTAGCCTCATAATTATCAGGAGGCGTTTCAATTGCATTACTGTTTTCACTTAATGTTGTATAATGATGTAATTGGCGTAGCCCACCTGCACCTTTGGCCGATAATGAATCAGAATCTTGATCTAGAAAACTATAGTTGTCTGATGCAACTCCAAAACCACTTTGACATAAGCTAAATGCACACGGCTCGCCGTTGTTTTGTGTGGCAATCTGTTTTTGCGCTTCCTGTTGAGGAGAAAGATGGTTTAATATATCATCTCCAAATAGCACGTGATGACCTCTTTTTAATAGTAATAGTGCAGGTACTTTATTCACTGTAGGCGGTAATAATACTTCGTTGCCTTGTTCAAGAATTATATATGTAGCTGAATTTTTAACTACACGATTATCTATACAAATAAAATGTATATCATCCTTTACACCGCTCTTACTTATTGTTTGGAGTACTTGCTTGCACTTTTCACAATAATTGCTGTAGTAAAAAATGCTACTCATCTATTTCTTAGTTATTAATTAATATTTTCATTTAAACTTATTTTATATAAAATTGATTTAAATTTATATATAAAAACAATATATAATTATGAATCCTAAAGTTACAAATTTGTCTGATGAAAATGGTAAACTTACATTTAGGATTTCTGATATAAATGTAAGTTTGGCCAATGCTATTAGGCGCATTATTCTTTCCGAAATTCCATCTGTAGTATTTAGAACAAGTCCCCATAACAAAAATATGGCAAATATTGCTGTCAATACAACGAGATTTAATAATGAGATAATTAAACAACGTCTATCGTGTATTCCTATTCATATTACAGATACTGAATTCGACATTAAAAGCTATATTATAGAAATCGATAAGAAAAATACAACAGATACAATCCAGTTTGCGACTACGGAAGATATTAAAGTCAAAAACATTACTAACGATATGTATCTTCAAGATGTAGATGTAAGAAAGATGTTTCCGCCTGATCCAATTACAAAAGAGTTTATTGATATTGTTCGTCTACGACCAGCCCTTTCTAAAACTCTAGAAGGTGAGCATATTAAAATGACGTGTAAATTCAGCATTGGGTCAGCAAAAGAAAATAGCTCATTTAATATTGCATCCACATGTTGTTATAGTGCCGCCCAAGATGCAATCGGAATTGCTAAAGCGTGGGCAGAGAAAGTGAAAGTATATAAAACTGAGGGCAAGAAACAGGATGAAATAGATGATATGAAAGAAGATTGGAATCTTCTCGATGCAAAACGTATCACAATGCCTAATGCATTTAATTTTATTATAGAAAGCGTTGGCGTATTTTCAGCTCAATCTATTCTAGAAAAAGCTTGTCAAGTTATGATTAACAAACTAGCTAAATTTATAAATGATGTAAGTGAAAAAGATGATTTAATTGTAGAATCCGATAATACAATTGACAACTGCTATGATATTAATCTTATTGGCGAGGATTATACTCTTGGAAAAGTAGTAGAATATTTAATTTATACAAATTATTTTGACAAGGATGACGATACGAAAGTTGTTACTTATTGCGGGTTTATTAAACCACATCCCCATATTGACAAAAGTATTATTCGTGTGGCATTCAAAGACACAATCCAGAAAGATATTCTTCTTGGGTATTTGACTGAAATTAATTCACAGGCAACCGAAATATATACTGCTCTTAAAAACGATTTTTCAGATTCTACGTAAATAGTTGTTATTCCCCATTGTTTATAATATTCAATACAATTTTTTTCTTTACTTTTTGGCGTTGTGTCTTTTTTGGCCTAACACAAGAAAGCTCTTGATATTTTTGATATAGTCTAAATATAGCCTGCTCCTTCATTTTAGCTTCAATCATAATATCGATATGTGTTTCGTATTTTTCTGGAATTTCCATTAAATAATCTGGAATCTCTTTGATATAATCACTATGGTGTCCACACTTACCTGAACCTTGTTCGCTTACATGAAATTTTGGTTTGATTCCTCTACGTTTCCACGTTTCTAGAATATGAGGAATGTAATAACCAGCTGCTTCAAACTTTTCTTCAGGATGAAGAACCTTATAACACTCGTAATGATGTGTATCGAATACGACAGGTACTCTTACTCTATCGGATATTATAAGACAATCTATAATTGAGAAACTTTTCTCACAATTTTCAAGTACTAATCTTTTTCGAATATGCTCTGGCATTTTCAAATAGTTTTCACACCATCTGTCCATAGTAGCCGGTTTATCTTTATATGTCCCTCCTCCGTGAATCACCATAACAGAATCTTTACCGAGTTCCATTAAATCAAGAACCTCTGCGTGATATCCCAAATCAATTGTTGTGCTTTTGACGACACTTTCTCTTGGACTGCCTATGCAATTATATTGACCGGGATGAAATGTTAGACGCTGATTGTATTCTTTAGATTTATCCCCAATTTGTTTTAGAAGTTCTATTGCAAAGTCATAAGAATAGTCCGTAGCTTTTTGATTTGATTTGTGGGGAAATATACCACTACTTAACCGAAATACCTTAATACCATTCATTTCATTCCAATCCATCATCTTTAAAATATCACGCAGGTTTTCCAAAATTTTTTCTTTAAGATTATCAACTCCTTTCTCACGGAGCGTACGTAGAATAATGCTTCTTGATGCAAATATCGACGGCTTTTGGTTACGTAAAATTGTGTTTAGGCAACAAAGTCCTAACTGTACTGGTTTGTGGATACTCATTTTATATGATTTTATTGATTCTGATTTTGATTGAATATATTTATTTTTAAAATAAATTCAATTTTATTAGAAAACTATTTATAATTATTCGGTTGAAACATTGTCAGTTTGACTCCGGCGCATATGATAATTTAGTGAAAACATCAATTGTGATGGATGTAGTTCATTTATATAATTAATAACAACATTTTTCGTTACGTTCTCACTATTATCACGCAAACGCTCCATATATATTTTGTGAAGATTAAACATGTGTGTACGATATTGAGAAGAATATTGAATAAGAGGCTTTTCCTTTTTAACATAACACATTATGTAATTTGTATGCAACCGACTTGTAAAATTATGCACTTGGTTCCTAAACTCCGAAAACGATTCTCTAGCCTCACCAAAGTAACTTAGATATTTAGAAACATTGCCTTCTTTACGTAAGGTAAGATACTGGTATTGCAACTTTGGCTGGTTTCCACGCAGTTTACGAATACACTCATAATTAGGATTTCTCATTTTTGTTCTCTCACCTGTCTCGATATTCTTAATTACAATACCCATTGTTTTGTAATCTGTAACGTCACTTGCCCACTTACTTCGCAACTCATCGTAACTGTCAAATGAAAATCTTCCTGCAAAACAAACCATCGTTTTTTCCATAATTAAAATCTGCTCTCCTCTATCTATCTCCGAAACTATTTTTTTATCATTGTCAATCTTGTAACAACCAACAAGATAAATCAACGGCTCTTTAACCGGTAGAACAATTCGATTTTTTGGATGCTGTAGAACAAAACTGTAAGAATATTCTTTCGGTAAATTATCAAAACACAAACTCGCGTTATTTGCTGCCTCCAAAAACATGTATCTAAATGTATTTTCTTGGTCAATCTCACCGTCTCTAAAAAATGTCGTCCTTGCTCCAATATTACTCCGCGTACATACTTCCCAATCACCCTCGTCTCCAATACTCTTATCAAAAAATACATTTATCATCGTGCCTTCGATAAAATCTTCCGATACAATATTTTTTTTATTTGGTTTCTGATTGCTTTTTATAAACTCTGTTTCTGAAACAGATTTTGGTGGGGAAAATGACAAAATTTTATCGTCTCTCAATACTATAGAACGAAACAATCCCACATCACAAATAGTAGATGGTGTTAAAAATTTTTTATCATATTTTAATACACGATATGTCCCATTCTCGGTGCTACACGTATTGAATACTATATTATGATCCTTTAGAATTGCCAAATTTTTATTTTTATTTTCATTATTATTATTATCATATACACTTTTAATATCACATCCCCTCACTTTAGATATATCATATGTGGAATTCATAGTATAATCTATATTATAGCCTATCTTTAACTTGTTTATTAAAAGTTCGTTATTGATAAAAATTTCTACTGTATGTATAAGATAATGGCAGACAGTAAGTTGCATCTAGAGTTAGGCGATATTATAGAAATTAGAGCAGATAGAGACCCAACTATTAATGATAAAATATTTTACATAAGCTACATTGATAATAGAGAGATTAGTTTACTAAATAATCAAGATGGTTCGGAAGTTACATTGTATATCGATTCTGATGGTTCTTTTGAAAACGAATCTATTACCGAAATAGAATTATTAGACCGTGCGTCTGAATCTGGGTATGCTAGACAAAATGAACTTCTAACAGGAACTTGGGTAAATATATATTTAGGTGGTGATGTCCCAACTACTATCATTGGCGAAATAACTAATTTAGAAGAAGACCAAATCGAAGTTAAGGTTTGGAATAGAGAATCAACGAATTTTGAAAATGAACCACTCTACATTGATTTTGGATATAAAGGAATACCAAAAGATATTCCTATTACTAGCATAGATATTAGAGAAGCCCCCCCAACGGATACTGTTCAAGAAGCAGAAGAAAAACACGAAACACCAACATATGAAATTTTAGATGCGGATGATACTGGTGAAGAATTGGGTGTTTTAACAGAACCAGACGTAAAAGAACAAATTAAAGATTTGATATTTGAAGCAGATCAAATCGTATTTGGCGAAGATCTTGGAGTTATTGCACATGAAGTAGATGTACCAGATGAACAAAAAAAATATACGATTGATAAGCAAACAACAGACTTACTAGATGACCTACTGTCTGATATTCCAAATAAGCGCCGTACTTCTAATGTAATAAACAATCTTCATAAAATGATTGGTCGATACAAACAATTACGAGAACAATATTCAGTCTATGATTCGCACGATAATATAGTAGAACCGAAACGTAAAGGAAACAACTACAAACCATTAGTTGAATCACTCAATAATTTAACACAAAAACTATATTGGATTTTACCCGTAGCTAAAATTAAGAAGAAGTTGTACAATAGTGAAATTTTTCAAGATGAAGTAGATGTTATTGACTCGAATTTAGCTACTAGTAGAATAGATGAATCAAATCTAATACAATCATATTATCAAAATGACATTGGGGGTGATAATAAATATTATTCCCTTATACGCGGACTTAAACCATTTTATACACCTTTTGATAATTATTCTTTACAACAAGAGGGCAATAATAATATTATTACAAAAAAAAATGTAAATACAAATATTACTGCTGTAATAAATAATTTTAGTAACTTTGATACATCTATATCAAAGAACGACCAGGTAAAAACTAAAAAATATTTTTTTCAGGATTATATACGTGGTTCTACTTCAATAAGATTCAGCCGTCTCAAGAGAGGAAATGTTGAGGTTTCATTGCAGAAAATAACCCAGAGCGACAGCATAGCAATTACATCTATGTTAATGTTACCCAAACCGGTGTTTGACTTTTCAAAAATAAACTTGCCTCTGTCGAATATATTACAAAAAGCTAATCTTAATATGAATTTTATAGACTATTGGAGGCTTCTTACTAAAACGACAGATGTATCCACTCAAACAATAGATAATATTGGCAAAGAATATCCTCACGATAACGAGTTTATGAAAAGTATTACCGAATACACTTTGGACGAAAGCATTGAAGATGATGAAAAATATAAACGATTCTTAAATTCGATCATTCCTAATACACCAACTATTCTGGAAATGTTTAAAGAAAACATACCCGATGGACTATCATTCAATTCTATTTTAAAACCACTAGAGCCTTTTTTAATATATCAAAATGATATTACTATTAAAGAATTTAATATAATTCGAGAACATATTTCACAAAATATAACTAGATTTAAACAATCATACGTTAAAAATCAAGAAAAAATTAATAGAACAGTTAATAAATTTATAAACTCAACAACACAAGATTACCCTTACTTATTATTATTGCTAGGACAAGAAATGTATGAAACATTAAACACTGTGTATAACTTTTCTTCCGACTTGAAAGGAATGTCTAATAGCTACTTTTTAAATCACATAATTAATGTAGACTATGGTAAATATTTTAATACTTTATTAGCCAAAACAAGTCTTTCGCTTATGATTCCTGCTGGAGTAGAAACGATTAAAAAATTAGAAGATTTTTATAACGAAACTGATAAATCCCCGGAAGAGAAAAAAGAAAAGAGCGCATCCCCAAAATCTAGTGTTTGTAAAAATTATATATTAGCTAAAAAATACACATCCCTCGATGATTTGGAAGAAGATAATGGCAAAACAATTTATTTTGACAAAGAGTATGATAAAACATATTATGACCTTATTAGTGAATCTAGTTATAAAGGAGCTATATCACCCAGTGCAGATCTTGAAGAAAATATAAAAGCTCTTTCAGAAAAACTTATAGAAAATATAGGTTTGACTCAGCAAGCCGCATTAAGAGATGCAAAAGCACTTCTGTTAAAGAAGCGCGAAGTAGAAGAGGGAGATTATTGCGTTCTCTCTATTGCAGACGGAAGCAAGCAACAAACGTTATACTTTGTTAGGCAATCGAATAGCTGGGTAAATGATCCAACTATATCGGACGAAATATTTGGTGATAAGGTAAAAGATATTTGTAATTTATCTGAAAAATGCATGATTGTTAAAGAAAACTGTGATACATTAAAAAATAGCGAACGGCAAATTAAAAATCAAAATTTACTACAACTTATTACTGAATTTGATACAAATATATATGACAGTCAAAGCGATATTACCAGTAAAATCGAAAGCCGTTTAGAATTATGCTTAAAAAGACTACCCAAACTTATTAGACTAGAGAGAAAGCACGTTTATAAATATAATGACCATAAGTACCTTATGGGCGGTACTATTGATACAACGGATGAGATAGTCTCTCCTCATATTAAACTTCGCGATGCAATTATGGGCGTTGCTGATATGACTCAGCGACAAAACTTTATTTGTCAATTTGTCGTTAAATTCACAAGACCAGCAAATGACGGTGAAGATAATTGGTGGAAATATTGCAATGAGACAAATACAAAATTACTTCCGTTGTTTATAGAAGAACTTGCTATTGCATTTGTAAATGAAGAAAATTATTTAGGGAAAATAGATGAAATATGCAAAAGGCAAGGAAAGCTTAGTGATGATGGGGAAGCGTGGGTCGATAAATATAGCGGATATTTTATAAAGTATATTGAGTTTGATACTGAGGAAGGGTATGATGAAAGTGGGTTTAAGGCAACAAGTAGAGAGATGATGGAGCGTGAAAATGTCGGTTTCTTGAATATCAAGCCAAACACAAAAAAGGAAACAGAATCACCCGAGTCAATCATGATATTCAACGTATTATCAGCCATGTCTGATTATATGGGAGTGAATATTGATCCTTATATACAAGAAATTATAAGAGATACAACAATGACGCTTAAAAAATATGCTCCCAAAAAGGACGGTGATACAAAAAAAAGTGGGTTTGTTAAAAAATATAATACTATATTGATACTTCTTACATTAAGCTATTTCTTAATTTATGTTCAAACGAGTATTCCTAGTTTACAAACCCGTAAAAGATTTCCAGGTTGCAAAAGATCATTTTCAGGATTTCCTCTTTATGGAACAGAAGATTTATCAGGATTAGAATATATTGCGTGTGTTTCTAGTAAAATTAGTAAAAGTTCTATTGAGCCGTGGAGCGCAATCGCCGGCCAGAAAAAAGAAAAACTGAAAACTTTGCTTAAAAAAATTATGGATTCATATATTCTAAAAAATAAAAGTGTCCAAGAAAAAATGAGGGGGAAAATTAAATATTTACAAGAAGGTCCTGATGAAGTAATTCCTGAATATTTAAATATTAAACGCTGGAATAACTTTTTACCTCCTCTTGTTTCTATTGAAATAAAACGACCAGAAAACGTTTCAAAACTATTTAATGATGGGATGCAGCGCGATATTAAAAATGGGAACTTAGCCCAGTTCGATAAAATTTTGGTAATGCAAAGTAAAATTATCTATTTCTCTCTTGAGATTCAAAAATATATCAACGAGATTGTTGAAAAAAATGTTGCTCTTCTACAAAATAATAACGGTGAGCCTTATCTAGAAAATTCTTGTTGTGATGATGGAACAATTAACACATTAGAGTACTTTGCCAGTAAAAAACCGGACATATTAACTTTAAACAATCTAGTTAAAAAAATATATGATATTGTTCTTACGCTAGGTGATATGGGAAAGGCGGCCATTTTATTTTATGACAAAAATACGAAGCCTATATATCCTTCACTATTAAATGAATTTTCCGAGGAAACTATTTATCGCGCGTTTATTGTATACTGTAAGTTTAATTCAAAAGTAGCGATTGACCCTGTCTTACAGGCGGTCTGTCTGGAAAAACCAGAAGATTTTAATATATCCGATTCCATTGACAACAAAATAGAAAAATTAAAACTTTCAGGAAAACGGTACGGCCAGCGTGAGCTACAAGATCTACTATTGATCATTAATCGTAAAAACATTGTTAATCTTAAACTCTCGTATAAAGCAGTGAGTGAACTAGAAAAGTTTAGAGAATTAATTAATTATTCGGATCATTCTGATTCAACCGCATTTCCAAGACAATTTAGACAACTTCTATTAAATTACATAGACAGATATAATATAGAAAATTCAAATACAGAATCTGCAAATCCATTAATAAATTATTTGGATGTATCAAATAACGAAATGCTTGCTACAATAGTGAGATTCTTAGAAAATAATTTACCAAAACATAAAGATAATAAGATCGTTTTAGACAGTATTAAAAATATAACATTATTTGAAACTGCTGATAAAAATGACATTATTTCAGGCTTAGATGAGACAACCTATAAAATTACAGATTTCATTAAGAATGTACTTAGATTTATATGCGAGGTGTTCCCAAATATAATAATTAATAAAGTAGATCCGTGTAGTAGCGGATGTAAAATACCTAAACACTGGAATCTCTCCGAGTTTCATAATAACGATTTAATGAATATATTAAATAAATACTATGAGCATTTTAAAGTATTATTTGAACCAGATGATGTTATAGATTATATATTAAAACGCGTTCAAGAAGATAATAAAGAAATTTATCAGTATGCTGCATTAACGAAATATTACGCACCCATTAAAAATAATACATCCTCTGCAAAATCAGTATTTAGTTCAGATTTAACCATTCAATTATTCAAATACTATTTCTATAGTACTCTATTAAACTTTACAGGATTGGTAAATGGGGGCGACGCTATGGAGAAGGGAGAACCCGATGTTTCTCCTGAAATGTTTGGTATTCTAGGAGAAGCCGAACCATCAGACCCAAGTAAAGAAGACGTATATATTGAAAAACAAACACTAGAAGGAGAGAAAATGAATGTTAAATCCAAATCCGCAAAATTAATATTTGTTCTATCAAAAACTATTCACAATAGTAAAGGTGTTATAAATTATAATTATCAAACACTAAAAGACAAGGTGAATAAGTCTAAAGAACAAGAGAAAACCGATATTACCGACTATCTTAGAGATATGACAGAAGAAGAAAGAGAGATAGAGAACATATTTAAAACAAACAAACTTGAGACGTGGAGCACTGGAAATCAGAAAGGATTTAGAACATATCAAGGAAGCACATATGATCAAGAAAGGGAAATAATGGAAAAACAAGCAATTATGGAACAGACGCTAGGAAAAAAACATTATGTCACAGAACTAAATAAAGATATATACCTTATGGAAGAAATGGAAAAACAAGCAACAACAGATGAAATAGATACAGAAGTAAATGATTTAAGTATGTTGGCAAATGACGATGATTACGGAGAAGATGACGGAGATGAATATTATTAATCTACACTTTTTTAGTATTTAGTATCAAATACTAAAAAAATAAATAGTAAATATATATACCTATGAATTATAAATTTATTCAAGAAAATATACAAATTGCATCAATATCTGTGTTTTTGACAATTTATATACTTATTGTTGTACTTAAACCAAACTTTTTATATAATAAAGATGGAAGCCTTCGCGAGTTTGGTGTAGGCTTTAAGAAGAAAACAGTAGTACCCGTTTGGTTACTGTCGATAATTTTGGGTATTATGAGTTATTATATTATGCTTTATTATTCCTCATGGCCTACTTTATTTCTTTGATATATATTACTCGTAATTCCGTCGTGTTTGTCTAGTTCTTTTCTCTCCGCTTTTCTCGCGAAAATACCGCTTTTATATATTGAGAAACGTACGCTAATTTCTGTATGATAAACTTTATATTAAGGTTGATTTTCCGTTTTTTTTGCCCTTCTTTCCAATTTCTTTTCAATCTCGTCATGTTGCTCTTTAATAGATTTAAGTGTTTGAGGGCAACCAGGAGAAACAGAATAATTATATCCAACAGATATTACTAAGGAACCTGTTAATAAGTACCAAATATATTCTCCTACTAAAGTTTTAAGCTGGATTATCTTTCTAAATTTTTCTTTATAACTTGGGTTCGTTTCAGATTCTTCGCTACGCAAAGGTCTTGTTTTATTCCAAAACTCTCCAAAGTTTTGTAATGTAACCTCGTTCATCAGTATTGATTGATCCGAATATATATACGCTAAAGACTGCTTAACTTCTTCCACTTGATTTGTAGTCATCGATTTAGTTTCATCTGAAGTAGGTTCAGGTGGAAATATTGCATTAAGCAACTTCTTTGAACCAGCTAAACGGGCAAATCCGTATCCAATAGTATTAGAAAATGGAGAAATCCAGCCAGGATAAATATTAAGCACGATCATAATAATACCAAACATCAATACCCACGGTATAATTGTTGTCATAAATGCCATTTTCCAATTTTGACTTCCGCATAGAGTTTTCGTGGTATTTAAGTTTAATATATACTCTCCCACAATTACACTAAACACATAACACATTGTCGCCATAGCGTGTTGACCTTCTCCAATATTGTATTTTACTAATGTAAATAACGTAGTTACTATTAAAAAATAAAAGTATGATGTAGTCCCAGCTGTTTTTAACTGATCCTCTTGTTTCTCTTTTTTTGTTTCTTTTTTTCCCTTTGTATTTTTCGGTGGGTCAGCCATTATAGATATTAAGCATAATATATTTTTTAAAATATTACTTGTAATTAATGAATAATCCTTCTCTTATAGAGCCAGGTGTACGCTACTTTATAGGCGGAACATTGAAAGAATGTAGAAAATATAAAAATAAGTATATTTCTCAATTATTTAATTTAGGAATGATAATACTTTTTATTGTAGTATTTGGTTCAATATTAGCATATAGATATAAAGGTAATATAACAAAACCTGAAATACTCATTAAAAATAGAAAGAAAAAAGAGTATATTATTTCTAAATTGCAGCAATTAAGCGCAATTAGGCAAAAAAAATCAATGTTGACAGATATTCCTATGTGGAGTACAAATCCAGAATTAGAAATTCTTAATAGAAAATAATAAGAATTTATATATAAATGGATTCTGAAATTACAAATGCTATTGATAATTATTATAGACTAAAACAAAAGTACGATATAAGTATTGATAAAAAAAAACAGAAAATTATATCAAATACAACATTAAGTATTAAAGCTAAGCGGAAAAAAATAAAAGAAATAAAAAAAATTTGTGTGAATTGTGGTAATATAGGAGGAAGTATCTTTAAAAACACTGAAAACTCTTTAATTGCTGTTTGTGATTGTAACCCAGCGTGTAGTCTTAATATAAATATTAAGAGAGGGCATTTTTCAAATATACGCACAGAATGTCATAATCTATATGAAAAAATTAATGAAATACAATCATATATAATTTCTACTAAATTAGATGTATTATTCTCATATAGATCAGAAGATGATGCAATTAAAAAATTTAAGAAATTAAGAAGAGATTTATCAGGAGCAACAAAGCTTTATAACACTGTCATTAGAGAGTACCTTGATATTGTCACAATTGGCCCCCACGCAAAAAGGCTTGATGAACAAAAAACTAACTTGTTTATAGCAGTTGAACAGCTGAACGAACTATCTAAAACATATGATAGAATAGATAAATCAGTTGAATCAGGCGAACCCTTATTGACCGAAATGGTAGAAAAATATATAAACGAAATATTACCAATAGTAACTGAAATAAGAGAACTAACTTATACTCTTAGTAAAGTGGAAATAACGGATGAAGAAGTTAAACTTGTTCAAAAACCATATACTATAGGAGAATTATATATCACCGGTATAGAAAAACCTCAAATAATAAGCAACACATCTTCATAAATTTTATAAACATAATCTCAATATATATATAATGTTTACAAAGTTTATTAATTTCCCCGTATTTATAACAAGTTTTATTATCGGTGTTATATTTATTCGTTTGTCAGCACCAGAAACTACAACCGTATTTGTATATCCTACACCTGACAATGTCAAACATTTAGAATATATTGATAAGGCTGAAAACTGTTTTGAATACAACTATAGTGATGTTGATTGTCCTGATGACGACAAACTTATCACAAATATACCTCCCCAAATGGGAAAGACAAAACCAAAAATAATTAAAGCGGCAAAATTTGAAATAGGAGGTAAAACTATTAACAAGTTTTAATTTATTAAATAATAAGTAATTAAAAATAGGTTCTGTTATTATTATTATGAATATAAATATAAATATAACAGAACCTATTTATTTAACGCTGACCACTATTCCAGAAAGATTCGTGTCAGAACATTTTAGAAAGGTATATGAATCCTTAAATAGCCAGTATATATCTTATACCTTTTTAATAATTAACTTGTCAATTGATGAATTTTCGTATACTATTCCTCAATATTTAATTGATGATCAAAAGGTTATTATTCATAAAACGAATATATGCGGTCCTTGTACAAAACTAATTGGAAGTTTAGATATAATACCTGTAGGTTCTATTGTAATTGTACTAGATGATGATATTATTATGAGAAAAAATTTTATTTCCTCACTATACTATTCATATATTGAAGATACAAATTGTGTATGGAGTTCAATCACTAAAGAATATAAAAAATTTACTGAAGTACAAGGATTCGGTGGATTTATATTTAAGATGACCGATAAAATACTGGGTTTAAAATTATATTATTACACGATGCCTAGTTGTGCCAAATATATTGATGATACGTGGGTTGGATGGTGTTTTTATAAATTAGGTATAACGGTAAGGAAAGCGTTGCATCACGATCCTTGGAATACTGTTTTAGATATGAAGGAAACAGATACACATCCAGTATGGTATCAGTTAAATAAATGTACAGATAGATATAATTTAACAAGAGAATTTTTAGAATACTGTGATAATTATGAAACCAAAATGATAGAGAAAGAAAAAGAACAAAAATAAAGTAATGGGTAAATAAATTTAAAATATCTTATTAGAGTAAAAGCAGTATGATTCAAAATATATTAGGATCTATACATACAAAATTTGGAAAATATTTAGTTTCTACAATTTTAGGAATAGGTTTAGCTAGTATATTTCGAAAAGGTTGTCACAATGAAGAATGCCTTGTATTTAGTGCCCCACACCATCAAGATATTACGGATAATATTTATCGTCATAATAGTAAATGCTATAGATTTGATTCATCTTCGGTAAGCTGTAATACAAAGAAAAGACAAATATACTATGCGTAATATTTTTAATAAATTTAAACTTAAGTATATTAAAAATGTCGATAGGTACAACAAGTATATCTGAATTGCCTGTTTCTAATTCATCTGGACCTCCGGCCAACATTCAATTACATTCAAGGGAAACGAATGAGAGTGTAAACAATACAACTGAGCAGTTAAATAAACAGAGAGTGAATGATGATGCTAATCTTTTACAACAAAAGCTTGCTCCACCGAATCCCCAAGACTTTATGAAACAAGTAGAGAGTGATGTACAAGCTAGTGCCGGTCAGCTCAGATTACCTCAAAGAGACATTCCTAGAGAGAATAATCATATTACACAGGACGCCCACGTTAAACCTAATTATATTCCGGAAGGACCAGATGATTACATAAAAAAATATCAAACAAACGATGTTATACAAGAAGTAAATAAAAAGAAAGAAGAAAAATCTAAAAATATGGAGTTTTTATACGAAGAACTACAGACACCTATACTAATATCACTGATATATTTTTTATTCCAGTTGCCAATAGTTAAAAAAACTCTTATTAAAAATATACCGAAATTATTTAAGAATGATGGAAATTTAAATACACAAGGATATTTGTTTAACAGCATATTGTTTGGTTCTTGTTACTATTTATTTATAAAAGCCATAAATTATATTGCTGAATAGATTTATTGTAATTTTATAATAGATACATTTGCCTCTTGAGAAAAATACTCAACAAGTTCATCATTATTATAGTCAGCTATATAGAATATATTTTTAATTCCCGCTGCACACAATATTTTCATGCAGTTGACACAAGGATAATGAGTAATATACGCAGTAGCTCCATCACAACTTACACCTCTTTTAGCACAGTCGCTTATTGCATTTTGTTCAGCGTGAATGGTACCCATTTCGTGTCCATCGCGAATCTTTTGTTCGTGGCTACATCCGGGCAAGTAGCCATTATATCCCTGTGATATAATACGGTTATTATTAACTAAAACGCAACCAACGTGTAATCTCTTGCAAGATGACCTAGTTGAGGTTAGTGATGCTAATTGTTTAAAATATTCGCTCCATGATGGCCTTTCCATTATATAGAATATTGTACTATATTCTATCTAATATACTTTGTTATAATGTTATATCATCCAATAGCGGTTTTTTTTTCTTGTCATATTATTTTCTACATTTTTTTTGTATTTTTTGTATTTTTTATCTTTTTTATCTTTTTTAGGTTTACTTTTCTTTTTAGATTTTCTTTTACTAAATCGAGAAGAAGTAGAATTATTTTCTTCAGGTATGTATCTTAAGAAATATTCCTCATATTCTCTAGAATCTTTATTATACTGTAATTCTTTATATTTTTTATTTTTTGCCGCTCGTGCATCTTCTAGAGTTTTTTGCTTACCATAGCAAGAAATGGTGAAACGCTTTAATAATCCCTTTTGTTCTAGTCTATTTTTTGCCTGAACAGAGAATAAATATTGAGACATGCATAATATTCTATCGTGATCGTAATATTCTCTGTTTGTAAATAAAAATGCAAGATAAAAACTAAGCATAGTATCAATTGTAGCAACATTTATAAGTTTATCGTGTACTTTTATTTTATTATATGAGTGACAAGCAATAGGTTCGTATATAAAACAAACTGTATCCTCACCAACAACTATTTCATAGTGTAGAGGAATATTTTCACCAATTGCGTCCCTCTTTATTATTTTTATTTTTTTAACACCGCTTTCACCCAGTCGTTCTTTAACAATTATTGCAGACGTGTATGCATCTTCTGATAACACATCAAAATCAGGAATATCTTTCAATTGTTGCATTTTTCCTTTTGGCATGTATCTTCCATACAGGCTGCTTGCATATCCTCCAAAGAATATCAATCCTTGCTCAATTAACGTATCTCGAGTGATATAGTAAATTTTATTTTCTTCGTCTTTATTACCATGAAAATCTCTCATAAAATTTAATTTATCGCACTTCATATTTTTCATAGGATAATTTTTATTTAACAAAATAAGTCGCTTCAGTACTTTTTCCCATCTCCCTACATCCCCGTTCGGCCTAGACAACTCTAAATACATAGACATTCTTAAGAAGTTAGGGGGTGCGTATCGTATCGCATTAACAATAATAGACTTTTTTTCGATAATTTTATAAATTTCCTTATCTAACGCGGTAATATCTGCGACAGGGATAAAGTTCACATAAACTTTAAAGGTGCCTTTATGTACTCCAGATTTAGCTTCAACATCATTATACCCCTTTTTATAGTAAATATCCGCTAATTCTTTAGCATCAGATAATGCACTAGGAGAGAAAAAATCATAATCGGGCAACTCCACCGTTTTATCGTAAAACTGATCATTAACAGGTAATATATTATTTATTGCTGTTCCTCCGTAGCAAATTAATTTTTTCCTTTTAATGAAGTTTTCAACAATTTGTATTATTTCTTTAACCTCTGGAGAATTAATTATTCTACGACCTGTTCTTTTTTCTACATTATCTACCGCGGCACGCAGAATTTCTAATTCTTTTTCTTGAAATTCCTTTTTATCTAACATAGACAAGTATATATATATTTAAAGAAGATATTTATATACTAAAACTAAGGTTTGCATCTCCTACAAACTTTTTATCAAGTGTGGAGTTTTCATTCGCATTCCAAGAAAGAGGTTTTAGATAATTTTGGGGTTTTTGGGCATTCTTCATACACGTTCGAACTGCAAGTAGAGATGAACTTACTGCATCCTTTCTTACTATTGCGCTTTTATTTGAATTAAAAAAGTCGGTGTATGCTTGCATATGAGGGTCTTCTTTTTGAAATTCCATAGCTATAAATTGACAACCTACGCCAAGTGCTACTACATAATTGTAGTTTTTAGCCTTTTCTGCTAAATCAGGTATACACATGCTCATATTTGATGTATTGTATGCGATCATATCTTCGGGGTGTTCACTTTTCATATTATTAAATCTACTCAGCGTATAGTAAGGAGTATTTTTATCATTTGCAGCAGCGTTTACATATTCCCATAATTTTGTTGTTTTAATGAATGCCTCATCTTCATATTGAAAGTCTGCAAAAACAAGAACTCGGGCAGGGTTTCCGTCGTCGCCCGGATTTTCTATTAATGAACCGATTGGAATATCTGCAATATTACTATCCCTGTTATTATAACTATTGCAATTTTTTAATAACCTGCTTCCTAATATTCGTTCCAAATCATCAGCCATTTTATCATATATTTCTTTATTTTTGCTCATTATTCTTAAATTTAAAAATATTGGATCCCCTTTATTAATATTTCCACTAAAAGCATAGTTTGAAATCTCATTTAACGCTTCTGCAAAAGGTACACTGTTATATGTTTCTTTAATAGAATCATCGTTTACCGATGAGGCAGCAATACACGGTTTTCCGTCTATAGAATATATTTCAAAATCAAGTCCTCTTGCACCCTGTAAAATACAATTTTTTAAAGCACATATATTTACAAAATCATTTTTATAATTTCCAGCACAACAGCAATTATAAGCCGTTTTAATAAAGTAATCCCCTAGCCTTCTAAAAGGTTCTATTTCACTAGAAGAATCGCCCAGCATCGATCTAGATTTTGGATTGAAATTACTTATTTGGGTTGGTTTTAAGACGTTGGTTAATTTATTCATACTTGTACAGTTTCTCGTGTTTAATGTCATTTTATCGGTACACCATATAATTAATGCAACAAGTATTAATATTCCTATAATTAGTGTAGAATACGTAACTAAAATTCTGGACAACCTCTGTGCCGTTTTTTTTGCAGCATCTATATTTAAGTTCATTATATTATTAAACAGTTAGATTAATTTTTATAAAGTATCTATATAAAAGTTTATATTTATATATATTATAATCTATGCCAGGAGGTTTATTAAACTTGGTATCATATGGAAATGAAAACCTCATATTAACCGGTAATCCGTCTAAAACTTTTTTTAAATGCGCATATGCGAAATATACTAATTTTGGATTGCAAAAATTTCGTCTAGATTTTGATGGACAGCGTTCCCTTCGCGAAACACAACCTTCTGTTTTACGTTTTAAAATACCTAGATATGGCGATTTGTTGATGGATACATATTTAGTAGTAACACTTCCTACTATTTGGAGCACAATATTACCTCCTCAAAATACTCCAACACAGCTCCAGCAAATAGCCGGCATAGGACCACCCATTGTGCAAGATCATACCAACGTCTGGTCCCCTTATGAGTTTAAATGGATAAAAAATATAGGTACACAAATGATAAAAGAAGTGAAATTTATGGTAGGGTCGCAAATAATACAAAAATTTACAGGAGATTATCTACACGCATTGGTAGAAAGGGACTTTGATGATGCTAAAAAAGATTTATATTATAAAATGACTGGAAATATAGATGAATTAAATGATCCTGCAAATTCGCACGGTAGAAAAAATGCATACCCCAACGTTTGGCCTACACAATCAAAGAATTACTCTAATTTAGGACCGGAGCCGTCAATTAGAAGCAGAAAATTGTATATACCATTAAATATATGGTTTACTCTTGCATCCAAAATGGCGTTTCCATTAGTTAGCTTACAATATAATGAGTTACACGTTGAAATTACTTTGCGACCAGTAAATGAACTATTCGTGATACGTGATATTGAAAAAGTAGGTACTGATATTCGTCCTACACGTGGAGCCCCGATTGGGAATTATATTCAGCCAAATTTTAATAATCAATTACATCAATTCTATCGATTTATTCAACCGCCACCAAATCCTACAACAGACCCAAACTCAACGTTGTACACCAGCCTACGCGATATTATACAACCCGATTATTATATTCAACAAAGAAACAATTGGGCAGCAGATATACACGCTATTGCAACTTATGCTTTTTTAAGTGACGAAGAAGTGAAAGCTTTTGCTTTGCAACCTCAAAATTATCTTATTAAAGAAGTATATCAAACAGAATATAAAAATGTTGTAGGAACTCAGAAAGTCAAGTTAGAAACAGGTGGAATGGTTTCTAATTGGATGTGGTATTTTCAAAGAACCGATGCATTTTTAAGAAATGAATGGTCAAATTATACAAATTGGCCTTATAGTAATACGCCAAATAATCTTGTTGATGCTTTAGATTATAATAATATACCTGACGAAAGTTTGCCAAATATTCCAGGCGAATACTATGAATCTATAAATATAGCTTTCTTGGGAGATACTGATGATGTATTAAATGGTATCGCCAACGAAAGCATTGATGGGACATACAATGTTACCATCGAGTCTTTGAATAGGACCGGAAATTATCTACAATATGGGCGACCTCTCACTGCGGAATATAAAAGTGTCGGTAGCGCGTGGCATGTATCCACCGAAGGCTATCCGGGGAATTTCTTTACCTCCAACCTTCTCCTCAAAGGTAGTGCACTTGGCGATGACAGCATCAAGCTCA